AATGTTTCTTTTATATATGTATTTTAATGATAACGACAGAGGTGGTTATCAATGAAGGATAATGTAATTCAGTTTCCTTTGAAAGCAAAACTTAGAGTAGGTAAAAAATACAGACAAGAAGAAATTACTAGAATTAATGATATGCTTCGTTTATGTGACGAAGATATGAAAACAATACTTGAGCAGATAGACCAATTGCAGGTAGAACTAGCAGGTTTAACTGCCGAGTATGAAGCACTAACCTCAAGGTTAGTAGATTTATTAAAGATTGAAGGAGAAAATAGTGGAAAAGATTAATGAATATGCAAAATTTGTAGACCACTGCACAAGTGAGAGCAGTAAAAATACTCATTTTTTAAGCCAAAGGCTAGATAATTTATGTGGCACGACAGGACATAAAGGAGAGCATAGATGGGAAGAAATGCAAGTAGCAAGACTATTGACTGCTGTTATCGGAATGATGGCAGAGAGTGGTGAGTTTGCAGAAGTAGTAAAGAAAAAAGTGTTTCAAGCAGACACACAGTTCTCAGATGATGAGATTTTTCATATGAAAAGAGAACTAGGCGATGTATTATGGTATTGGGTGCAAGGGTGTATCGCACTTGGATTTACACCAGAAGAAGTAATGCAAGAGAATATAAATAAATTAGAGAAGCGATATCCTAATGGCTTTGAAGTTGTTAGGTCTGAAGTGCGAGAGCAAGGAGATATATAATGGCAAATCATGTTTATTTTAATATACAGATTGAAGGATTAAGTGAAGAACAGCATAATTGTCTGTTCAAAAGTGAGAGAAGCACTAGACCTCATTGGGAAGAAGGTCAACCACCTATTGAGTACCATGAACTAGTAGAAATTCATGAGCAACCTTTCATGAGCAATGTACCTAGAGAGTATGATGAAGAAGGTTGGTTAAAGGACTCGTATCAGTGGTATTGTGATAACTGTGGTGCTAAGTGGGTAAACATTGAAGAGTGGGAAGATGGATATTTGTCTGGACATAGTGCATGGTCTATGCCTACAGCAATGGTAGAGAATATGCTTACCTATGCAAGTGCTAAATTTAATACAGTTTTAAATGCGACAATGACTTATGAAGATGAGTTTAGAAACTTCATAGGCAGAGACGATTTTGAAACATACTTCAATGATGGAGAATGGGACTGTTCAACTAGTGAAGATTATATTGATGGCAATGAGCTCACAGCAATGGTGGAGAATAAGTTTGATTGTGATTGTGGCGACAATGACTTTGAATGGTTTGATGAGTATAAAGATACTGGAATAGTACCACAAGAGTGGATAGATGAAGTAGTCTATAACTACTTTGAAACAGGAGAACTCAATGACACAGTATAGAGATGAAGTAGAAAGACAACTTAAATTAATCAAAGCAGAAGAGTGGGCTAAAGAAGTTAAACACCTTCACATGCATAGATTAACAACTATGTGGTATGAAACACGACCTGAAGATATGAAAAATGGTAATGTAATTGATAGAACTTACAATGATGGCTCTATAGAAAGAACATTACCAAATGGTGCTATTGTATTTATGAACCACGAAAAGCTAAAAGGAGACGCTTTGATAGACGCATGGGAAAGAGAAGTAGGTGCGTGTGTCTGTGGAGAAGTTGATTGTGAAGATGAGTACACGCACACAACACACGGGTATTAAAATGAAGATTAATACTACATTTATTGAAACCGAATACGAAGAATTAGTGGGTTTAGGTTATTCGCATACTGAAGCCCTCAATTCTGTAGCAAGAGAATGGAATATGACAGCTGAAGAAGTTAGTAATATAATTATGCCATTTCAAAAGAAGATGAACGATATTGATTACACAGGCGATTTAGGAGATATAATATGAGTGTAAACTATACGCAAGAGCAAGTAGACCTTATGATAGAAGCCTATACTAAAAGTCCAAGCCGCGAAACAGTAGAAAACCTAGCTGAAGATTTGGATAAAAGTATAAAATCTATAATTGGAAAACTCAGTAGAGAGGGTGTCTACAAAAAGACTGTCTACAAAACTAAAACAGGCGAAGACCCTGAAACTAAAAAAGAAATTGTGCTAAAATTAGCAGAAAAATTAGATATAGATTATCAAGCAGTAGCGGGGTTGGAGAAAGCTCCCAAGTCTGCCCTTAAAATACTAAGAGAGGCAATATGACAGCTTGGGCAAATAGAATAGTGGAACTACTTCCAAACACTACAAAAACAAGAGAAGTTATCGAAAATCGAGGTAAATACTACTATGTAGAGAAAGAACCTCGTATCAATCCTACACACGGAATGATTATAACACTGAGAGATGAAGATGGTTATCGATTCTCTACGAGTGTAAAGAACATTCGTGTGCCTCAACCTGTGGACTGAGCGGGGTTTCTTACTTCGCTGAGTCTACACGGCTCATATATAACTAGGAATAATTTGCATATAGGCGTATTAATTTGCGTTAAATTGATGTATGGATTTGTAATTTATAGTTGAAAAATAACGAACGAATTGGGCGTAATTGTAGTAAATTGGTTTTTAGTGTTGAAATTATGAAGAAGTAAATGTGAATCTCTTTACTTTTCATGAGTGATGATATAATAGAATAATTATATCAGTAACTCTCTCGCTAAATCGTTCAATTCACAAGGTGAGCTCTTTCGCTTACGCTACATAGCTCTCTTTGTAATGTGAATACACGATAAGCGAGATTCACGAGAAGAGTGATTGTTTTTATGATTTTCTTAATTATCATTTTTTATGATATTATTATACCATAACTTTATCAAAAATGCAAGAACTGTTTTTCTCAGGGGTATGATTTTTGGGATAGGTGTAAGTCGAGTTGATGATAAAATATTTTATTTTTGTAATTTGGAAAGTAAAAAATCTTTAAGTTCTGCGCTTTTGGTTCAACTTATAGTCTTTCCAGTAAGCAATTTCCTTTGCTCTTTCGCGGTCTTTTCTTCTTTTTGCTTGTGAGAGTTTTCTTCTTCTCATTGCGTTTGGTTTCTCGTAGAATTCTTTTTTGCGAACATCGTCTTTGATTCCAGCGTTATCACATTTCTTGCGAAAGATACGAAGTGCTTTTTCAAAGGACATATTCTTAGTTGTAATACTAGGCATTTAACTCCTTATCTCGCACACGATTAAATGTCCACCCACGCTTTCGTAGGTAGTCAATTTGTGAACGAATAGAAGTTGCTGTTCTTCCAAGTTGTGAAACTATAATACTCATAGGAAGAGAGTTATAATTCTTTTTTAAATACTGTCGTTCTGTGTCTGTCCATCTTTTATTCATTTATATATTATACAAAATTTGAGAGCAAAAGTCAAGAACTATTTTTGACAGAGTTGAAAAAATATCTTGACTTTTGGTAGTTGATTTGTTATAATATACAAATGGAAAATTTTATAACAAACATCGACTTAGCCTATCTTTTAATATTAATAGGAGCTTGTTATGGCTTCTATAATCTTGGTAAAAAAGATGGTATAGGAATAACGCTAGATTATATGAAAGAACAGGGCAAGATAGATTTCGAAGAATAGAAAAATAATTCTTGACATTTACCTTAATTTTTAGTATAATATAGTTATGTAAGTGAAGTGGTTTCGCTTACAAATTAATACGCTAGACCGAAAGGCTAGCCTAAAGATACCGAAAGGATTAAGGAGATTATTATGAGTATTGATTTAAGTAAATTTTGGCTTGGTTTAGATATGCCTAGTATGCCGTCTTATACGGAAACTAGCTATCCAAGATATAATGTAATTGAAAGTAAAGGCAACTATCGTATTGAAGTCGCAGTGCCAGGCTGGAAGAGGGAAGAACTGGAGTTAATCGCTGATGGCGAAGAACTTCATATCGCAGGGAAAAAGGAACAAAAACTGGAGATGAACGAAAAATTTGTTCATCAAGGGTTAAGTTTAAAATCTTTTGAACGAAGATTTATTCTAAATCCAGACTTACAAGTAGACAAAGTTAATCTACAAGACGGATTACTAACAATCACTCTGTCTAGAACTCCTAACTCCAAAAGGAAAATATTGGAGATAAATAGTGGAGACATTAATTAAAATAGGACAGGGTATATGCAAAGATGGTTCATTATGTGAAGTAGTTACTGGAACTATAGTGGTAACACTAGGTTTAGGAACTGTAGCTCATTCATTGTTTGCGTTATCGTAACTGTCAATTATTGTAAGTGCCTCATTTCGAGGCACTTCTTTTTTAGGAGAAAAATATTGAATATAAGCGAAGAGGGTATAGCCCTTATTAAAAAATTTGAAGGATGTGAGCTAGAAGCTTATAAGTGTTCAGCAGGAGTTTGGACAATAGGATATGGACACACTAAAGATGTCGTAGAAGGCATGACAATAACACAAGAGCAAGCTGAAGAAATGTTAGTTGAAGAACTTCATGAGTATGAAAAGTATGTCAACGAAAGTGTTACAGTTGCTCTATCACAAAACCAGTTTGATGCCCTAGTATCTTGGGTATATAATCTCGGCCCCGCAAATCTAAAAGCATCTACTATGCTAAAAGTATTAAATTCAGGCAAGTATGAAGATGTACCAGCACAAATTAAAAGATGGAATAAAGCAGGCGGAAAAGTTCTAGAAGGTCTAGTTCGAAGAAGAGCTGCAGAGGCTTGCCTATTTAGTGGCAAGGAATGGATTGAAATTTAAAATTCCTCAAAATTTAATGTTATTAGTTCAGGCACATGCTGAACAGAGAGGTATAACTGTCGAAGAATATTTAGAAGAATTTATAGGACTATTAAATGAACACAAAGCTAAAGGAAATATGGAATTGGATAGCGAGTCTATTCAGAACGCACTACAAACTTACAGTAAGTTATAACTCTACTTATGGCGATGCGGACGACCAGTCTTATATTGTAAAAAAGTTTTATAGTAAAAAAGAAAAGTTTTTATCTTTTAAAACTGAAAATGGAGAGATAGTAGAGATAAGAGGTGCAGAAGGTCTTAACTACAAAATAGAGGAATTATAATGCAACAATTTTTTATAGCAATAATATTAGTCCTAGGATTAGGATGTTGGTGGCTTTATAGTCAGAATGAGACTTTAAAAGCAAATAATACAAAACTAGAGTATGCAGTAGAAGAACAAAAACGAACTATTGAAACAATAAAAGAGCAGTATGAAAAACAAGGCGCTGCTTTAATGAATATGACAAAAGAAAATGCCTTGATAGAAAAAGAAAAAGCAGAATATTTACAGATATTCTCCAGACATAATTTAGATGTCCTAGCGTTGAAGAAGCCAGGGCTTATTGAAACCAGAATGAACAATGCAAGTGAAGAAGTAATGGAGGGCATAGAAGATGACACTGAAAAATTATTCAACATTGGCAATCCTAGCTCTGACTAGTGGTTGTTCTCTACTTCCTACAAAAGAAGTGGAAATTATTAGTAAACCAATTGAGGTTGAAATAATGCAACCTACTTTGCCACGACCTGTCGAGCTGACTGCACCGAAGTGGTACGTAGTAAGCGAAACACGTATTACAAATCCTTGTGTAAAAATAGAAGATAAAAGACCTAAGTCTTGCGCACCAGAGGATAGAGAAAATCCTGACTGGCCAGAAGGTTATACCTATTACGACAGATTTATTGATGAAATTAAAGAACAAAATAATGGAGATATCTTATTTGTTGCTACTACTATTGGAGACTATAAAGTAATGGCAGAAGATATGCAAGAATTAAAAAGATATATTAAACAACTCGGAGAAGTTGTAATTTATTATAAGGAAGTAACTACGAATGATTCAGTGGATAAAGAATCTAATTAGTCTTTGGAAAATGAACAAAGACTCAAAATGGTTCGAAAATAACCCAGCAGCACAAAGCAGATTCGAAGATATAGAAGATTGGTGTGAAGAACTAGAAGAAAGGATAATAGAATTAGAAAATGATAGATAGTGATAAATTAATTAAAGTGCTGAAAGAAGGAATCGTTGAGATACAATTTAGAAGTTTAAAAAGTAATAAAACTCATAGCAGAGAATATACTACACATGATAGTTATATGCCTATGAAGTTTAATCAGTCTGCAACCTCTGACAAAATAGTTTGTTATGATGTAGAGTTCAAAAAGATAGAGGATATAGAAATTTCTAGTATAGAAAATTATGTACCTCTTCAAAGGCTGTCTTAGGACAGAATAGGATAGGAAAATGTTAGAATTTTTCGAATGGATAATTAGATGGGTTCAAATCGTGCCTTGGTTAGTAATGGGAGCTTCTTTGATAGCTGCTGTAACTCCAACACCAATAGATGACGGAATAGTTAAAAAGATGTATAAATGTCTTGACTGGGTCGCTCTAAATGTTGGAAAAGCGAAGGATAAATAATGGCAGAATCAGTAGATAACAGCAGAAATGAAGTTGAAATTGATTTAGACAAGTATATGGCTCTCATTGAGAAGCTAGATAAGTCTGAGGACACTATCAAAGAAATGAAGATGGAAGCCGAAGCGGCTAAGAAAAGACTTGCACCACCAAAACGAAAATTTATTGATTTATTTTTAGATGATAATGATGTAAATGAAAAGTCAATTATAGGATTTATATCCTTTTTTATGTTGATTGTTTTTGCTGGATGTGATTTAGTTACAGCGTTTTGGGGACAAGACCTTGTAATTAGTGATACAATTTTTACTTCTTTAGTAGTGATAACCTTAGGAGCATTTGGAATCTCAGAAGCTGGTAAAGCCTTTGGTAAATGAAAAAATAATACTTGACATTTGGTTAAATTTTTAATATAATATATATTATGAATTTATTTTACCTAGACGAAGATTTAGACAAATGTGCAGAGTACCATGTTGACAAGCATATAGTTAAAATGCCTCTTGAGGCGGCTCAGCTAATGTGTACAGCAATATGGGTAGATGAAGTATTAGGATTTGTTCCAAGAGCTTTAAACGCAGAAGAGCGTGAAGAGCTTAATAAGAGAAAGTCAGAAATCAAACATCTCCCCCTAGAAGAAAGACCTCTGACACCATATTTGCCTATGATGTATAACCATCCTTGTACAATATGGACACGGTCTTCGCTAGATAATTTTGAGTGGGTTCATTGCTATGCTAATGCACTAAACGATGAATACCATTATCGCTATGGCAAATTACACAAGTCAGTGATTGAAGTAATCAATAAACTGCCAGAACCGAAAAATATGCCCAGAAATGGACTCACTCCCTTCCTAATGGCAATGCCCGATGAACTCAAAGACGAAACTGATGTAATCGGGTCTTACCGCCTATATTACCATACAGATAAAGCAACCTTTGCCAATTGGAGTTTTCGTGGAGAACCTGATTGGTGGGATAAAGGATTAGCATGGACAGACAGGAGAATAACAGCAAAATGAAAGTAATAATTTATAGTAAACCAAACTGCCCTGCATGTACTAAAGCAAAAGCTTTAGCCGAGAGAAAAGGACACGAAGTAGAGTATTTATCTTTTGGTAAAAACTTTGATGCTGGAGTCATGTTAAGGGAGTTTCCCAACGCTAGAACATTTCCACAAATTATTGTTGATGGAGAAAAGATTGGCGGGTATGTAGAACTGGAGAAACTTCTTGAGGGATAAATTTAACGAAGAAAAAGCTTTAAATATGGTTAGAAATCATATTATTAGTACATATCATGCCCATTATTCACAAGAAAAGATTCAATCAACAGAATTTATATTTGATTCAGGACATGGAGAAGGGTTTTGCATAGGCAATGTAATTAAATATGCTCAACGATATGGAAAAAAGGAAGGAAAAAATACTGATGACTTATTAAAGTTAATTCACTACGCAATTATTTTATTAGGGACAGAATTAAATGATAAGAAGTAAATCAGGAGAAAAGTTATCATATGATAACATAGAAAGAGTAATCCAACAGCTCGAAAAGGATAATCCTATAACTAAAAAGGAAGCCTGTGAGATGATGAATATTAGGTATAACACGACCAGACTTCAAAAAATCATAGATGACCATTTAGAGATTAAAAGATTTCGTGAACAAAGAAAAGCACATAATAAAGGAAAAGCAGCTACCGAAGATGAAATTAAATCAGTTGTACAAATGTATTTAGAAGGATTTAATATATCAGGAATAGCAGAAAGTATTTATCGTTCTCCTGCATTTGTAAAGAACATAGTAGGGAGAGTAGGAATACCACAAAAACTAGCAGAATCAGACTATGAAGGAATGAGAAATGCAATGTTGCCCGAACAATGTGTTGCAGAGTCTTTTGAATACAACGAAAAAGTATGGTATCCGCGTAAAAATAGATTTGCATTAGTAAAAGATGAAATTACGCAAAAATATCAATCTGAGAGAAGAGGCTTTAAGTGTTATGGCAACATAACAGAGTGTGTAAATTATGAAGATAAATGGGGAGCTAAATGCTATAAAGTATACGTATTAGACCCCTGTGATACTTCTAAAACACTTTTTCCTTGGATTGATGGTGATAAAACAGGTTTTTGGGCAACTGCCCTTGCTTATGATTTAGGAAGTTTGAGGCACTTAGATAAATATTTATAAGGATATGAAAAATGTTGGATATAATAATAGCAGTCTATATTTCGGGACTAATTTTAGCAATGGTTAAATTATGGTACCCTATATATTCTGAAATTAGAAAAGAATCTCAGTCTTTGTTGGCTAGATATCCTATCACTTTATTTTTGGTGGTTTTGATAACATTTATGATATCCTGGCCACTAGTAATGTGGTGTTCTCTAGATGACAATAAAGCAGAACAATTTATTAATGCATTTGTTAAAGGAGCTTTAGGAAAATGAAAAACAATAGATACAGTACTTATGTAAACGGAGATTTACAAGCACACGTAGTTAAACATCCTAAAAAGGGATGGGGTTGCGAATTTTATAATAACTTAGAATTAGTAAAAATAGAGTTTTACTCAAGCCATAGTGAAAGCTATGCAGAAGATGCAGCAGAAAACTATGTAGAAGGAATAAAAATAATATAATGGCAATTTGGTATATGAAATTGTTAGAAGAACAAAATGGAATGATTAGTATTCCAAATCAGTTTCCAAAAAATAAATATGTAGAATCTGAAAATAAAAATCAAAAATATAAAGGTTGGTATTGGGATTCAGAAACTAAAAAATTCTACAGGTGGGATAACTTCCCAAGGAGATAAATATGAATCCATTATTAGAAGCATTAAGTAAAAAACTTGAAGGTGAAATAGCAATCGCTAAAGCAAATATACAAGTATATCAAAAGAATCCAGCAGGTATAGGAGAACATCCAGACTTGGTGGAAGCAATTGAAACACAACTCACAAAACTTGCTGAAGCAGAAGATAAACTAGCAGCTATTCATAATCATTTTGGTCATGGATACAAAAAATAGTTCTTGACTTCGCTCTTATATTTTTATATAATATATTTATGAGTGATAGATTTTACATGCAAATGCAACAAGCGACGGGATGGTGTCCTGGCTTTAAGAACACATCAACTCGTGAAGAGTATGAGCAGAAATTTAAAAAATTAAGGAGAAAAAATATGTCTTGGACAGACGAAAAGAAACAAGAAGCAGTAGATATGTATACTGCAGAAGAGCCTACTCCAGAAAATAGTATGGAGATAGTAAAAGAAATCGCAGAGCAGTTAGAAGAATCTCCTAACGGTGTTAGAATGATACTTACAAAGGCAGGTGTATATGTCAGAAAAACACCAGCAAAAGGTAGTTCTAATGGCTCTAGCGGTGGTGGTAGAGTAAGTGTTGCTGGCGCACAGTCAGACCTAACCAATGCTTTGACAGATGCAGGTCAAGAAGTTGATGCTGCAATCATATCAAAGTTAACAGGTAAAGCAGCAGTATACTTTACAACAGTAGTAAATAACTTAAACAATTAGTTTTAGTTCTTTAGCTAGGGTAGTGCAGACTGCCCTAGTTTTTTGCATCTTAAAGTTATAACCAAAACAAGTACAATTCAAATAATCGTTTGTTAGATACTTGGAGGGAATATGACGAAAGATGAATTTAAAAAGAAACTAAATGACGCAGGCGATGCCGTCATTACTTATAGAAGTAAAAACTCACGCAGACTAAAGTACAATATTTGTACAATGGATTTTTCTACACCTTATATAAAAGGCAAGAAAAATAGAGCAAAAGAATCGCACGACTCAGTCCTACTATTCTGTTGGGACACAGACTCTTATCGCTTACTTATGCCTAAGAACGTTACTAGCATTGTGCCACTAAATAGGATAATTAAAAATGATTGATTTAGCCGCACCTAGTATATATGAAAGAGTTATCAATGAAAAAGATAATCAACAAATAAGATTAGTAATTAATACTTTTCGAGGAGTTGAATACCTTTCTTTAAGAAAATATTATTTAGACTTTGAAGAAGAATGGTTACCTTCAAAAGAAGGTATCACTATGCCTGTAGATTTAGAAAATGTTCAGGAACTTTTTAAAGGACTAGTAGAAATATTATCTCTTGCAGAAAGTAAATCAATACTTGAATCAGAGTTCAAAGATATTTTAGATGAAATATACCTGACCTAAAAATAGTTCTTGACAATTCCTTAAAATTTTTGTATAATATTATTTATGATTATAAAAGGAAGTTTAAATTATGACCAATTTGGTCGCAAAAGAAAAAGAAAAGCAACAAGGGCGCGTTCGTCTAGCCAGGTCAGGACACATGGTTTTCATCCATGCAACACGGGTTCAAATCCCGTACGCGCTTCCAGTAAACACATACCTAGTGCAGAACTGAAACCATATACACCAGCGAAAGATGATAGCTATAAGAAAGAAATAAGTAAAAATTATACTGTTTCGATAGCATACAACAAAGGTGCATACCAAGTGATTCCTAAGGATGACGTGGAACATATCGGAAAATAGTTCTTGACATGTGGTTAAATTTTTAGTATAATATATAAATGTTAGAAAATCTTATCAAGCGAGCAAAAGAAGCATATTATAATGGCACTCCTATTATGAGTGATGAGGTTTTTGATTACCTGACAACAATGGTTGAACAAGAAAGCATAGGGTATAAAAGTCCTTATGAACGTAGATATAAACACTTGTTTCCATTGTTTTCCCTCCAAAAAGTAATAAAGGGTGTAGACACTCCTCCAGATTGGGGGAGTGATGCCTTTATTACTACTGCTAAACTTGATGGAGCAGCAGTAAGTATTTTATATGGTGGAGGAGAAGTACAAAAAGCACTAACTAGAGGTGATGGAGTAGAAGGACTAGATATTACACATTTAATTACTTATCTAGTACCTAAGTATATAAATCACGAAGAAGTAATACAAATAAGTGGAGAAGTAGTAGCTCCAAAATCAATTCCTAATGCAAGGAATTATGCAGCAGGAGCTTTAGGATTAAAAAGTTCCCAAGAATTCAAAACGAGAGACCTATATTTCGTAGCACATGGAGTCTCTCCATATATAACAGATAACTATGTCTCTGACATGAGGTATATTTCAGACCTTGGAATAGAGACAGCCATCGATAGTGACTACACTGACTTTCCACAAGATGGGACAGTATTTCGTATAGCTCAGAATGATGTATTCGACAAATATGGATATACTAGTCATCATCCCCGTGGTGCTTTTGCCCTTAAAAAGCAAGAAAAAGGTGTAGTCACTGTTCTCCAAGAAGTAACGTGGCAAGTGGGCAAATCAGGTGCAGTATCACCAGTTGCCCATTTTGACCCAATCGACATAGAAGGAGCAACAATATCGAAGGCAACACTACATAACAAGTCAATCATAGAAGCACTTGACCTTAAGTTAGGTTGCAAGATAGAAGTAATTCGAGCAGGAAAGATAATTCCTCAAGTTGTAAGGAGAGTAGATTGACAGAAATAGATATGCTAAAAGAACAAATAGCAGAACAAACACAACAGATATACAAATTATATAAGCGAATAGAAGAATTAAATGAATTAAATGAAATACTCAAAAGAAGAGATACAGAACAGTAAAAGAATATTTAAAAGTGCAACCCCTAAACAGGACTTGTCTTGGTATATTAAATGGGGAGCAAGCATAGTTTTACTTGCTGCTTTTTCATTTCGCTCAACACAACAATTCCCATTTATTGACCTTTGTTTATCTCTAATAGGGGTAACAGGATGGTTATGGGTAGGTCTGCTATGGAAAGATAGAGCATTAGTTTTATTGAATGGAGTAGCAGTATTTATATTATTGTCTGGTTTAATCAATCACTTTGTTTCATGAGTGGTGTCTATAATCAGACATATTTCAATAATCACCCTCACGAAAAAGACCGAGAGGGTGTTCTTTACGGAGTTATACTCGTAAATCAAAAAACATTTGAACGCGAGTGTATCAAAGTCGGAATCGCTAGTGGAAAAGACTGGCGTCATGTAATCAAAAGAAGCAGAGGATTTAAAGGATACGATTTACGTATTCAGAGAACCTATCACGACACGATTTATAACTGCTGGAAGATAGAGCAAGAACTACATGAAAAGTATAAGCATGATAGTTTTCAACCTCTACAAAAATTTGGTGG